CCTGACTGGTCTGCATGGCGCGTCCGCCCTCGGTCACGTTGGTCAAGGTGCGCTCCATCTTGTCGTTGCTGTTGGCGATGCGGGCGTTGGTCTGGCGCAGATCGGCCATCTCCTCGCGCAGGCGTCGCAGTTCGTTGATGAGGCTCTCGTCGCCGCCCGAGGAGCCTCCGCTCGCCCGGACGCCCAGAGCGCCGGACGCCGTGCGCGTCAAAGGCATGATCGCCTCGGGGCCAGCTTCCCCCATTTGCCCCATGTCGAAGGCCGTTGGCTGGCTGACAACGCCATTGGTGAAGACGCCGCCCGAGGCGAAGCCTGGAAGACCGGGATGCTTCACCAAGCCGGCCCAAGGATCGACGCCGACGCCCCAGACACTTTCGAGCCACTTCTGGCCCTCGGCCAAGGCGGCTGCCTGCTCGGCCGCGACCTGTTCGGCGCTCTTGGCGGCCTGAGCATTCAAGGACGCGATGAGCGCTTCCTGATAGTGCGGGTCGTTGTAGGCGATCCGCTTGCCTTCCCAGGTCAGCGAGGAAAGCGTGCTGTCGAAGCTGTTGGCCGGCGCCGCGCCCGTCGTCATGCCGCCGACCGAGGCGACCCCGGCCGTCTTGGCCTCGGTCAGAGCAGCCTGCAGGGCGACGATCGCGTCCTTCACCGAGCCGACGCCGGCCTCCACCCGGATCAGGCCGCTGACCGAGGCGTCAAGAGCCCGCAACTGCTCTTCGGCGATCGAGACCTGGCGGTCGGCGGTGTCGGCCGCGTCGTCCACCGCGCCCCGGACCAGGGCGACGTCGCGCAGATAGTCGATGGTGCTGGTCGCGCGGTCGCGCGCCGCCGAGGTGAACGCCTCGCCCTGGGCCTGGAGGCGCCTCATGGCGTTTTCGTCGCCCAGCCGGGCCTGGGCGGCCGTGGTCTGGAACGCGTCTCGCGTCGTCCAATAGCGGGTGGCCAGATCGGTTCCGTTGATCGTGTCCGACAGGCTGGCGCTGAACGCCTTCAACGACTCCGACAGCGCCTTGAACGCATCCCGGGTCCCCTCGAAGATGGTCTTCTGGCTCTCGTAGGCCTGGCTCAGCGCGTCCCGCGCCGCCGACACCTTCTCGGCGGCGTCCTGGGCGGCCCAGATCTGTGTCTGGTACCCTCGCTGGACCGGATCATCGATCGCCGCCAGCGCCAATTCGCGGCGCCGTTGCGTGGCTTCGGCCGTGCGCCCCTGGGCCTCCAGGAGGTCGGCGTACTTGCCGGACTGTTCCGTCGCCAGCTTGGCGGCGTCGGCCGCGTCCTGCAAGTTCCAGAGGTTCTTCAGCAGCGGGACCAGGGACTTGTCCAGGTCCTCAACCGCTTTCCTCTCCGCGTCGCGCGACTTGGCAAGCTTTGCAGTGGGCGACAGGGTCAGGTCGTCGATCTGATCCTGGAGCGAGCTTCGCTTGTCGTCGACCGCCGCCTTGGCGGCTTCGGCCGCCGCTTTGGCGGCTTCGGCCGCCGTGGCGACCTTGTCGAAGGCGGGGGCGAGGGCCAGCAGCGCGGCGTACAGCTTGGCGCCATCCTCGGTCTTGACGTCTTGGCCGAGGACCAAGTCCTTGAAGCCTTCGCGCGTCATGTTCGTCGGCAACTTCAGCTCGGTCAGCCTGTCCTTGACCGAGTCTTTCACCGGCTTCAGGCGCTCTTCGTCCGTCAAGAAATGCTCGCCAAAGAAGGCGGTCTGCTCAGTCAGGTTGTCGAGGCCGCCGACCAGGTTGACCAGCCGCTCACGCGCCGCCAGCGAGGACACGCCGACGGCCTTGAACTCCATGCCGACCGACTTCAGCGTCGTATCGATCACCTCGTACTGGCGCGCCACGCGGATCAGGGTCTCGAAGGCCCCCTCGCCCACCTTCTGGACCGTGGCGATCGCCGGCGCGGCCGTCTTGGCCATGTCGTCGCCCAGCTTGCCGAAGATGGCGTTCAGCGCCTCCTCGATCTGCGTGCCCGTCATGTCCTTGAACGACAGCTTGCCCAGATCGACCTTGAAGTTGGTCAGCAGAGCTTCGAAGTCGGTCGAGCCGATCGCCTTGGCTGCGTCGCCGACGCCCTTGCCCAGCAGCGCGATCAGGCCGGCGACCTGGACCAGGAAATCCGGATCCAGCGCGCCAGTCTCGGTGATGATCTTGCTCTTGTTCGAGGTGGTGATCCCGAACGCCTTCTTCTTCGTGTTCTCCAGCACCTGCTGATAGGTCGAGCCCGACAAGCCACCGCCCCCGACGATCGCGCCCAGAGTCGTAGCGTCGAACTGGAGGCCCTGGTCCTGCAGCGTTCGTGTGGTGGATTTGCCGAAGCCCAGGTTGGACAGCGACGCCGCCGTGCCGGTCTTGCCGAGGGCCAGGCCCTCGGTGCTCAGCATCCCACCGGCCCCGAACGACTTGGCCAAGGCCGACGCCACGGCGCCGATCTGGTCATCGATCGACTTCAGCGACCGAACCATGGCGTTGCCGTATTCGAGGTCTTTGTTCTCGTAGGCCTGAGCGTGGGTCAGGGCCTTTTCCAGGCTTTCGGACTTGCCCTTGGAGTCGCCGAGAACGGAGCCGGAGCCTTGTATTGCCTGGCGGTTCTTCATGTCATCGACGCCCGGAACGGCGCCGCCGCCACCGCCGCCGGACAGGCCGAAGCCCGCCAGCAAGGCGACCATGGCCGCCACCGCCGGGAAGGCGAACGGGCCCAGCATCTCGAACATCTTGGCCGCGCCGGCGGCGGTCGAAGCGGTCCCCTTGGCTATGGAATTGCTGATGCTTCTGACCGTGTCCGCCGCTTCAGTCGCCATCGCCTGGACCTGCTGGGCGAACTGCCAGGCACGATAGGCCTTCTCGACGGACTGCAGGGCGGCATAGCCGCTGGAGTTCTTGTCGAAGAAGCCTTGGGCCGCGATCGACATCTCGGCGAAGCCGGAGACCGTCGCATTCACGCGCTCACGCGCGAACTCGACGGCCTTGCCCGCGTTTTTCGGATCATTCTCCTGAAGGCTAATCTCCCCGAGCTTCTTGCCCAAGGTCGCGGCGGCGGAAATCACGCCGCTCAGCGCCTTTCCGGGGCCACCGAAGGCCTTTTCGAGGCTGTCACCGAGCGCCGGCGCAAGCTTGGTGAGCTTCTCGAAGTGATCGATCATGTCGCTCAGCAGAAAGTTCTGCTTGTCGATCTGAGGGATGGTCTTGAGCAAGCCAGGGTCCGCAGGCTTGTAGGGGACCAAATCCTCCTCGCGCGCCGTGCTGGCGCCCGCCGATGTCGACGTGTCACCGACACCGACCGTCACATTGCTGACTTCGCTGTAATTGCTGCTGGAATAGTTGCTAGCCGTCGAGCGACCGGAGACGTTGCTGACATGACCGCCCTTCGGAAACCCACTCTTGGCCTGCTTCAGCGCGTCCTTCTTCACGAGATCGACGGCCTCAGCGCTTACTTCCTTCCACACGCCGCCGACGACACGTTTCAGGTTGCTGCGGACCTCCGTCTGCTTCCTCTCAAACCCGGCATAGACGGCCTGGGCGGCCGCGCCGCCAACCATCTTCATCTCCGGGATATCGATGGGTTTGAAGAGTTCCAGCTTGATGCCGGGAATCTTGTTGGCGGCGCCGATGAAGACGTTGAGCGCGCCGAGACCGCCGTTGATCAAGCGTTCGACCTGCCTGATACCGAGGTTCACCGCGCCAACGAAAACCGCGCCTAGCGCCACCGGCAGGTTCCGCCAGTTCTTCACAATGGTGTCGTAGGCCGCCACCCAGAAGCCGACGAGGTCGGCGACACGGTCGACAACACTCATCACGAGGTTCTTGAGCGCGTCCTGGACCGCCGCGCCGAGGCCGCTCAACGCCGCGCCGACTGGCCCGTCGGTAATATGCTTTCCGATGACGTTGAGCGTGGCCTGGAAGACATCGCCCATGGTTACCGTCTTGTGGGTGACCTTCGCCAACTCTTCCTGGGTAAGCCCAAGCCCTTCGACGATGTCGCCGTTGGCCTTGTTGATCTCCGCCGCGCCCAAGGCGAAGGGTGCGGCGATCGCCGCCGCCGCCATCCCGACGCCGGCCAGGGGCAGCGCCGCTTCACCAAGCCCCAGCAGCACACCCTTCAGGCCGATACCGTCCTGCGCCGCCTTGCCAAGGACGTCCGCGATCGCCGGGCCCTGCTCCAGAAACACCTTGAAGGGATCTGTGCCGGAAGCCAGGCCGTCGAAGGCCGATTTAAGAGTGCCGCCAAGTTTCTTGGCCTCGTCCGCCGAGAGCTTGGTTGATGCACCGCTACCCTTCTGGGCCTTGCCCAGTGCATCGATTTGCTTGGCGGCTCCGTTCGCGGCCTGCTCCGCTTCTTTGAGCGCCTTGATGTGAGCGTCGCCGGATTTGGCGCCGTCTTTCGCGAGGGACGCCCACGCGGCCATCTGGTCGTTCACACCAGACAACGCGCTCTTCAGCGGCGCCGCGGCGTTCGTCAGGGCGGTGATCTTCGCCTCGAGCGCCGCGATCTTCTCGAAACCCCTATGGGCCTGGCTTACTACATTGCCCAGAGCTCCGGCCAGATCGTCGCTGGCGCCCGCCAGCTTCCGCTCGACGCTCGTCAGCTTCTCCGCCGCGTCCGTCGCAGCCTTGAAGCCCTTGGCCAGTTCATCCAGATCCTTGTCAGCCACAACGGCTCTCCCCAAAAAGTTCGGGCCGCGCCTCCTCGCGAAGGCGCAGCCCGGTGGTGGTCAGCCGCCCTTGTCGGGGGCCGTCATGATCAGAAGGTGCTCAGTGTCGAGAGCCATCAGGGCCCGCCGTTCCCACGGCTCCAGCCGGACGCCCTCGTCGCGCTCCCAGGCCTGGATCTCCAGACGCGAGAGGCGTGAGGGGCCGAAGCCGCCGGACGGGCGGGTCTGGCAGAGGTCGGCGTACCAGCCCCACAGGTGAGCGACGTACGCCGACAGCGGCGGCGGGTTGGCGAGCCGCCAGGTCGCTTCCGGATCGCCCTGGCGCGCCAGGCTCTCCAGATGCGTCCGCAGCGGCTCGCCGTCGTCTTGGCGGCCGGCGAGCTCGAACTGCTCGCGGGCGTAGGCGATCAGGCCGCGGACTTGCCCGGCATAAAATTTCCGAGGGTGTTCGACGCCGTAGTGATCTGTTCGGCGATCTCGGAATTGCGGCTGACCAGGCGGAAGGCGTTCTCGGCCGACCATTCCTGCTTGATGCCGCGCCAGCCGACCAGCCGGACGGCCGTCAGGCGGTGGCCGAAGGCGATGTCGTCCTCGATCGGCGTGAAGTCGGCCTTCTCGGGATTGGCGCGACCGGTCATGGCCGCCGCCACGGCCTGACGCTTGCGGCGGTCGTTGACGAGACGGTTGACCTCGGCCTGGACCTTCTCGGACTGGCCGCCCAGCACCATCAGGAAGACGCCGGAGCCCGAGCCGTCGGCGCGGATATATTCGACCTCGAACGGCGTGTCGCCGGCGGCGACGGCGTCGAGGTCATTCAGGTCGAACAGGGTTTCGGTCGAGAACTTGGTCATGGGTATGTCCTTGAAAAGGACGGCCGGGCGCGACCCGGCCGTTGAGGTGAGGGGAACTTCGGAAGGAGAGAAGACGAACCGCGCCGGTTAGGCGGCGCTGTCCTGGATGGCGATGATGGTCGGGTCGGTGGCCAGGGCCGCGCCGCCGGCGCCGTTGATCTGGGCCGTGAACGGATAGGTCCGGATCACCGCCTTCTCGCCGTCGTCCGGGGTGTCGCCGGTCAGCTTGATCATCGGCAGGTTGATGACCACGAAGTCGGCGTTGGCCGTGGCGTCCTCGGTCACCGCCAGGACCAGCGAGGTGGTCGAGCGACCTTCGAACAGGGTCTGCAGGGTCACGTTGTCGAACTTGGCGGTGAAGGAACCCGATACCGCCAGACGGCCGCGCTGGATGTCGTCGACCACGTTCGAGCCCACCACGGCGTCGCTGTGGGCCGCATTGCCGTTGATGGTCACCTGGGCGCCGGTCACGTTGCTGACCGGGACGCCGTTGATCAGCACCACGCCGTTCACGGCCGCCAGGATGTCGGTGACCGTCTCGGCCGTCGGCGTGGTCAGCACCTGGGCCGCGCCCAGGGTGCGGAGGCGACCGACGGTGTCGAGGCTGATAGTGGCGTTGCCGGTGGCCGGCAGATTGAGCGCCGCCTGGCCGATCTGCTGATCGGAGTAGGTTTCCGAGCGGCCAAGGTCCGGATACCACTCTTCGAAAGTGTAGTAGTCGTTGGTGTGGCCCGCCATCGGGACCAGCGACTTCTTTCCGGCGACCGCGACCGTGGCGCCGGCGACATTGGCCTCGGCGAACATCGGCGAGCCATTGACCACCCGGACCGTGGCGACGGTGGCGGTGAGCGCGACGATCATCAGGTTCTTCTGACTGTTCAGCGCATTGAAGGCTCCGGCGGTCAGCCGGACGACATCGCCGACCTTGAAGCCGTCGGTCAGATAGGAGCCGGCCGACCGGGTCAGGGTCCAGTTCTGGCCGGTGGCCGCGACGCTGATCGTGGCGCCGGCCGCCGAGACGCCGGCCGTCATGTCCTTGCGCAGCAGCGAGCCCAGCAGGGCGCCGTAGGTGCCCGGAGACAGCAGGCCGTCGATCTTGCCGGCCGGCTTGACCACGCCCAGGCCGACGCCGGTGGACTGCTGGTGGCTGACGATTTCGTTGCTCTCGAACGTGTCCGACGGGGCCTGGAACACCGAGCTGGTGCGGCGGACGACTTGCCCCCCGGCGCCGGAAGCCGGAGCGCCGAGGCCGGTCTGTTTCTTGTAGACGGTCTTCTTGTTGATGCCCTGGGCGACTGCCATGGGGTCTTCTCCTGAGACATTATCGGGATGGGTGAGTCAGACGAGGCCTCGAGAAGAGGCTCTGGGGGCCTGTCCCTTCGGGCGGAGACCGCCGTCAGCTGGTGATCGTGGCCAGGAACGGCGTCTGGACGGGGACGACGTAGCGGTCGCCCTCCAGCAGCGCGGCCAGGATGATGGGTGTGCGGGCGACGGTGGTGGCCAGGCCCTCGGACGTGAAGACCGCCCCGCGATGGAAGGTCGCGCGAAGGCGCTCGATGCGGGCCGCCGCCTCCGCGGGTCCCCCGCCCTGCGGGTAGCAGAGGCTTACGACGAACATTCCACCCTGCTGGAAGCCGGGGCCATACTCGGTGTTGACCGGCTCGGCGAAGGTCATGGAGACGCGCTGGTAGGGCGTTCCGGAGACCGGTGTGTAGGCGGTGTTCTCCCAAGCCGTTTCCAGAGGCGGGGACATGGCGGCCAAAGCCGTTTCCAGCGCCGCGCGGATTTTCAGGACGCTCATCGACGGCGTGCTTCCGCGCCGGTGCGGGCGACGCCGGCGCGCGACGGCGAACCGGAAACCCTGCGGCTTCCGGCGATGAAGGTGAAGGTCATGTGGAGATCCTCGAATAGCGGACGAGACGAGCCCCGCGCTTCAGAGAAGACCGGGCAAACGACGTCGATCGACTTGAACAGAGCCGAACGCGCTCGGGAATGAAGGGATATTCTTCGAAGACATTGGCAGCCAATGAAGGCGCCTCTTCGAGGATTTCTTGATTAACTCATTTAACTTCCCAGTCGTCAACGGCAATGTACCAAATGTTCTAAGGTCGATTATCTGGATCTGAACCTCTGGAAAGTTTCACCAGGAGATCCAGGACCTTGATGAAGATCATGCGATGACTGGAGAGCGCGCGACCGGCGCCGTACATGGACAGGCTGCTCCCCTCCCCCGCCACCGAGCGGAGCAGACGCAGCGCGATGGGCGAGTCCGTCAGGCCGAGCGCCACCGCGCGGTCGGCGCGGACCACGAAATCGAGCAGATGCGCGCGCCGCAGCCGCGCGGCGACGAAGCGGTCGTTGTCGTGTCCGCCGCCGCGTCCGGGCTCCAGGCCCGCAACGCGAAGATCCCGCCCGCGAGTCTCGAACCCCGCACGGTACCGGAGACCGACCTCGTAATGGTCGTCGCTGATGTGGCCAGCCCGACGCAGGCTGCGCAGGCCGTCGCGGCTGGAGATCCGCAGGACGCCTTCGCCGCATTCGACAACTTCTCCCCGCACCCGCGCCAGAGCCACGGTCTCGATGAGGCCTGTGGCGATCTCGGCCGCGTCGGCTCGTTCGCGTTGAGCGTCGGCGATACGCAGCACGGCCTCGCGCGCCGCCTGCCGGGTGGCGGGATTGATCGCCAGAGCTGCAGCGCGGTCGGCGCGGGCGAGGTCGCGGCGCTCCGCCGGCGTAAGCCCTTCAGAACGGAAGATTTGGACGGAGATGACACTTCCCTTTCTTGATGATCAGCGGCCCCACCGGACGCCGCGATGGTTTTCCGCCAGAGCATGACGACGCGCCTCGCTGGCGCAGAGCTGAGCCGCGAAGCCATGACCCTCGCTTTCGGCCAGCATCCGGCCGGCGGCGCGGATGATCGCGCACAGCATCGGCTTGCGCGGCCCGCAGGCGCGCACGGCTTCGCCAATCGCGCCCTCGGCGATTTCGTCGTGAAGGCCGCCCATGCGCCTAGACCTCGAGCGCCGTCCGACCGGCGGGTGTCAGACCGATCCGACAAGGCCTGCCCCCAAGGCGCTCGACGAGGCCAAGTCGCCGGGCGGCATGAGCGCGCTCGCTGCCCGCCGACAGGCTGACCGCCATTTCGTCGGCCAGGTGAGCCAGGGTCAAAGGGCCGTCGATCAGCGCCTCCAGGACGGCCAACACCTTCGCGGGCATGACCGGCTCGGCCGGCGCGGCGCCGAACAGGCGGGTGCGGATCGCCTCGGACAAGGCGTATCGACCCGGACGCGGATCGCCCATCAGCAGAGCGGTCAAGACGGCGCGCGGCGGGCGTCGATCGGCGTCCGTGCGGCGCGCGACATAGGCTGGCCTCGCGGCGGCGGACATAGGGACGTGAACAGGCGCACCGCTGGGGCGGCCGGTCTGAAGGAACGGACTCATCAGGGACTTCCTGCGGCTAGGCCGATGGCGGGAATTTCGCGGAAGGCCGCTTCGGCTCGCGTCGCCGGGCGGATTTCTCGGAATATCCAATTTGTATCAAATACAAATTTGCATGGCAAGCAAAATCTGTATCTAATAGGCGGATATCCCCTCCTCGCCCTCCCTCAGGATTTGCATGACCCCAGACCGGCAGGCCAAGGCGAAGCAGCGCGCGAAGACCTTCATCCGCGCCTGGCGCAAGCATCGCGGCATGAACCTGGAGCAGGCGATCGAACGGCTGGAGCTCGAGGTCGGCTACCCCTATTCGGTCGCCCAGCTATCGCGCGTCGAACGCGGTGAGACCGGCTATTCTCAGGACGTGCTTGAGGCCTTGGCCACCATCTATCGGTGTGAGCCTGCAGATCTGTTGATGCGGGATCCTGCGGCGGGCGAGGCGATCTGGTCGATCTGGGACCAACTGCAGCCCGTGCAGAGAATTCAACTGGTCGAGATTGGGCAAACCCTTAAGAAAACGGGGTAAAATTACTCAATCCAACGCCAGGATCTCGCCGGTCTGCTCGATGAGTCTGGGCTTGCCCCAGAGACCCGACAGCGGCTCTCCACGCACCCGGTAGAGCGCGACGCCCGAAGAACGGCGCGCTAGGCTTTCCATTTCGCGCCGGGCGTCTTCCTCGAAATAGCACTCCCGAACCTCGGTCGGCCGGAGCGTCCCGCCCCGCTTTCCGAAGGCCTGCACGCAGAAACGCGTCACCGCGAACACCACAACCTCCACCCACAACAGCCCTACTCTGCACGCCTCCTCGACAGGAGTCGACAAGGCCAGCGGCTGCCTGCGTCCGAGTCTGACGCAGCGCGTATTTTTGCTCCAGATACAAACATGGCAAACACGCGCGAATTTGCCCAGGCCGCAAAATGGACTCCAGGGCCCGCCCCCTAGGGTTCTCGGGTGGCGCTCAGTGGACCCCGGCCACCTCGCGGAGCAGCACCTCCGCTTGGGCCAGCACGGTCTGCACGGCGTCGTCGGCGAGGTCCGGCGGATAGCCGTAATGGCGCAGGATGCGTTTCACCAGGATCCGCATTCGCGCGCGGGCGGCCTCCCGGTACTGCCAGTCGACCGTGACGTTCTCGCGGAGCTTTTCCAGAAGCTCATGGGCGATCACCCGAAGCTTCTCGTCACCCATCGCCTCCACCGCGCTCTGGTTCTCGGCCAGGGCGTCGTAGAACGCCACTTCCTCCGGACTGAGGCCCTGGTCCTCGCCGCGCTGATAGGCGGCCTTCAGATCCTTCGCCATCGCGATCAGCTC